TAGAAACGCAGGAGATTTGACATCAGTATTAAAAACTTTTGCAGGTCCATTGCCTCAAGACTTTATTGATGGTATACTATACAGAAAAAATATACCAGAAATAATAATTACTAATGTCCCAGGCTATGGTTTAATACCGCCTGATATCCGTAAAGAAATGAGAAGTGTGGCACGTGGGACAACTACTAAAACTAAAAAGTATAAAGCTAAACAATATGCAAGAGGTGGTATCGTTACTAATGTACCTAATGTAAAAGACGAACCAGACGAAATGATTAATAGGCAAACAGGATTACCGTTTAACGCATCCTCAGAAGCAGTACAAGATTTGGAAGATAGAGAGTTAAAATCTCAAATGAAAGGACTAGGATTATGAATATAGAAGAATGTAAACAACAAATAACAAGGCACGAAGGTGAGGTATTAAAAATCTATGAAGATAGTTTAGGGTATAAAACTCTAGGCATAGGACATTTATGTCAGCCCGAAGACCCTGAATATACTTGGGAAGTAGGAAAGCCTGTAACACAAGAAGTAGTAGACTTATATTTCGCAGATGACTTTGATAAACATTATAGAGAAACAGTACATATCTATGGTACTGTACCTTCTTTTAATAGATTACCAGAGCCAATACAACATGTCTTAGTCAACATGTGTTTTAACTTAGGTGGCACAAGACTTGCAAAGTTTAAGAATATGTTTAAGGCTTGTAAGGAAGGAGATTGGAAACAGATGGCTGTTGAAATGGAAGACAGTCGTTGGTTTAATCAAGTCGGTGGACGTAGTAGAGAATTACAATTAATGGTACTGGGAGTAGCCGAATGAAAAACTTATTGAAGAACATAGTGGGAGCAGTAGCTCCTACATTAGGGACTGCGTTAGGTGGTCCTATGGGTGGTATGGCGGCAAACATGATAGCTGATGTACTCGGTTGTCCTAACACCCCCAAGGCAATTGAGAAGGCTGTAGCGGAAGCAACGCCTGAACAAATGCTAGAACTTAAGAAAGCTGAGAATGCTTTTGAAATCCAGATGAAAGAACTGGACGTAGATGTATTTAAATTAGAAACTGAAGACAAGCAGGATGCTCGTGGAAAGTTTTCAAAGGATTGGACAGCTAGGATAATGGGCATTACAGTTGTAGGAGGATTCATGGGATATATATTCCTTGTTACTTTACAACCCCCAGAACAAAACTCCGAAGCTCTTATTAACTTAGTACTAGGTTATCTTGGTGGATTAGCTAGTGCCGTTATTAGTTTTTATTTTGGAGCATCACATACCCCTAAAGAATAATGTCTGAAGCAGTAACATTTATAACAGAAGTCGGATTCCCTATTGCCGCCGCAATGGGTTTAGGCTGGTTCGTGTCAAAATTAATTAACAGAATTATTGACGGCATGGAAACTAAGTTAGACACGCTAGATGACAAAGTTCAAACAAGTTTAGATACTATGGAAGAAAGAGTATCTACAAAACTCGACAGCCAGTATGGTATTATTGTGTCATTAATCGACAGAGTAAGGGCTTTAGATAATCAATCCATACGCCAAGATGTACTACTTAAAACATTACTAGGAGTACCCAACTTAATTAACCCAGAAGAAATAGCGAAAGCTGATAGAGAAGACCAGAGGAAAGATTAGAAATGAAATTGAAGTTAAAGCCCACATTCAGAAGCCATAAGACAGAACGTAATTGTATGTTCTGTATTTTCTTTTGGTGTATGTCGGTAGTTTTTTGGTCAGGATATACACTGGCTGATGAGGTAGTATTTAAATTTAAAAGCCCTAGTTTTAATGGCAACAATACTAGCTCACATTATTTAACAATAGAGAACCAAGAGCATTCAAGAAAGCTTAGTCTTAAGGCAGAGCTAAAAGCTTTACAAGATGAGATTGCTAGGGACAAAGAGAACACTACACTTGCTAGGTTTGTACGTAACTTGGAGTCTAGAATTTATGCACAGTTATCACGACAGTTAGTTGAAAATTTATTCGGAGAAAATCCTAGCACAGAGGGGACTATAGAATTAGAAGGTAATACCATTACTTATTCAAGTGACGGTGTATATATAACATTAACGATAACGGATTCAAATGGAGAAACTACGACTATTACTTTGCCTATCGGTACTTTTACTTTCTAGTTGTGCAGTCTTTGAGGCTAATGACGATTTATTTTTAACCAAGAAAATACAACCCACCTCAACCCTAGATTTACAATCCACAGTATTAAAGAATCTACCTGCCGCTAAGAATAAACCTACCATAGCTGTATACCCTAATAGTTTTAAAGACTTAACAGGGCAACGAAGAAGCAACAGCACGTTTGCTTTGTTTAGTACAGCAGTTACGCAAGCACCTGAAGCATTTTTAATTAGGGCTTTTAAGCATACAGCTAACGGTAATTTCTTTAGGGTCGTAGAACGTGTAGGTCTTGATGACCTTACAAAAGAACGACAACTTATTAGAAGCACTCGTAAAGAATTTGAAGAAGATAATAAGTTAAAGCCCTTACTATTTGCAGGGCTTTTAGTTCAAGGGGGCGTGATTAGTTACGAGGCTAATCTGCAATCTGGAGGTATCGGAGCTAGGTACTTAGGGATTGGAAATAGTAAATCTTATAGAGAAGATACTGTAACCATATCCTTAAGATTAGTCTCGGTATCAACTGGTGAAGTACTTACAGAAACTTTAGTATCTAAAAGTATTTTATCCACAAGCATTTCTCAAGATATATTTCGTTTTATTGAAACTGGTACTGAACTAGTAGAAATAGAAGGGGGTGTTGCTGAGAATGAAAGTGTTTCTATAGCTTTACAAAAGGCAATAGAGACTGGGGTTTTAAATATAATACATATAGGAATAGATAGAGGCTATTGGGAATATGAATAAAATAATAATAATAATATTAGGCATAATGTCGTCACTTACTTTTGCCGCAGACAACGAGATTTTTGTAGAGCAGAGTGGAGCTACTGCTAATCTAGATTTAGAACAGTTGGGTTCAGCTAACTTGATAGGGGGATTACTATCTTCCGCAGGTTCAATGACTCCTTTCGATTTAGACGGTAGTACAATGACGCTTGACGTAAATCAAATAGGAGATACTAATAAATTTCTAGGTGATATATGGGCTGATAACTTTACAGGGTATTTTAATTTTGATGGTAGCAGTAATGCGTTTACTATTCAAGTAGACCCTTCTAATACATATGGAGCAGATGGTTCAAATGTAAATGTGCAAGCTACAGGTAGTAGTAATACATTTACGCTAGACCTAGCAACAGCTTCTATGTCAAGTAATACTGATTTAGATTGGATTATTAATGGTGATAGTAACACTATTAATGCTGATATAGATTATGATGGAGCAACAAACTACATGGATATTGATGGAGATTCTAACACTGTAAACTTTGATGGGCAAGGTTATGCAGGAGGGTATTTCTACCTTGACCAAACAGGTAGTAGTAGAACTTTTAACATCAATCAAATGAGTACCAATGATAATGACTGGCTTAAAATACTTAGTACTGGTTCTGGTGGTACTGTCTGTATCATTCAAAACGATGGCGGCAGTTCAGTCGGTTGCTAATATAGGCAACATAACAGAACTTAAAGGGTCGGGCAGGGTAGTAAGGGATAAAGATTATATAGCTTCTTTAGCTCTTGATATAAATAGTTATGATAATGTTCAAACTTCTAATGGAAGAATGGGCATTACTTTTTTAGATGACAGTCAGGTTAGATTGACTGAACACTCTGAACTTATCATAGATGAGTTTATATATGACCCTGACCCTTCCAAATCGAAGATGGCTCTAGAGTTTGCTAGTGGTACTGCAAGATTTATCACAGGAAAACTAGCAACTGTAGACAAACAAAATATATTTATAAAAACTCCCAGTGCTACGATAGGTATTCGTGGTACTGATTTTACTGTAACTGTAGATGAAATAGGTAGGAGTTTAGTTATATTATTACCAGACGATGACGGTCTTCCAAGTGGAGAGATTGTTGTTGCAACAGCTATGGGACAAGTGGTTCTTAACAAACCTTACCAAGCTACTACGGTTTCTATGTATGAAGCCAAACCAACCAACCCTGTTATCCTTGACTTAACACTTGAGTTAATTGATAACATGTTAATAGTAAATGCACCAAGGGAAGTAAAACAAAATGAGGGACAAGATGGAACTAGTAATACTAATGTTTTGGATGTTGACTTCCTTGAGTTTGATGATTTAGAAATAGACTATTTAGCTGAAGATGATTTAGAGTTTACAGAATTAGATGTTAATTATCTTGATGTTAATTTTCTTGAAGACTTACTAGATATTATAGAAGATGTAAACGAGCTAGACCAAACAGAATCTTTACTACGAACAGATATAAACTTAAAGGGTACTCAGTTGGGCTTTGATTCTAACACACAAATAAATACTTTCTTAACAGACAATGTGCTGACTTTCTATAAAGTTTTAGAAGATACTGTGCGTTTAGATTTAGATAGGGATGGAGGGTACACAGTACTCTTAGTCCAGAATGGAAAGGGAACACAACTTGTCATTAACGGAGGAGGAAATTCTAGTATCACTATAAACCAAGGAGATTAAATGGGCTATAAAAGATTTATAAGATATAAGTATGGCTATCCTCTGTCTAGGATAGGTACTTTACTAGATATAACAGTATGAAGTGGGCATTAACTTTACTAGGTATATTAACATTACCTTTATTATTTAACTCAGAACCTTTAGAAGTACTCAGGCTTAAAACATTTGATGCTCTAGTAGAAACACCTAACGCTACTGGGCATTTTACTGTACTGAATATTACGGAACAAGACCTTGATAATTTAGGAGGCTACCCTCTACCTCGCCAAGACTTAGCTAGGATTCATAAAGATATTATGGATGCAGGAGCTTATGGTGTTGGTTGGGTCATGTTGTTTCCACATGCAGATAGAATGGGTGGAGATGATGAGTTTGCTTTAGAGCTTTCTAAGTCTGCAAGTGTCATAGCTATGCCAGAAGTAGACAATGGTCTATATCCTGCTACTCATGGGACAGTTATAAAAGGACCAGATGTTTCCTTACCACAAGCTTCTGGTTTCTTATCGAATGTCGATATACTAAAACAGTCAGCCTTTCAAGGTGCAGTCTCTGCTCCAGTAGATGTGGATAATCTTGTAAGACAGATACCTTTATTACAACAAACACCTACAGGTTGGGTAGCTTCTTTTGGTACAGAAGTTTTAAAGATACTTGGGGGTGGTAATACTTATCAGATTGTCACTAATCAGAATGGTATTGACATGATAAGAGTCAAGGGCATACCCCCAGTAGACACAGATAGTTTTGGGCGTAAGTGGATTAGTTGGGTTGACACACCACAAACAACATTAGAAGAGATGAATGTAGAAAGCACATTTGTCTTTGTAGGTTTTACTGCTAAAGGAATCTCGCCTCAACTTGCAACGCCTGTTGGGTTACTAGAACCTCACAAAATCCAAGCGGCTCTTTCAGAAAGTATGTTACTTGACAGTCCAAAAATTCCAGAGTATAGATTACTTGCAGAACTATTCATATTAATCCTCTCAGGCTTACTCACAGCCTCTCTAATCAATTATCTAGGTATCACTAAGGGGGTAGTATCGGTTGGTACTTTGATGGCAGGAACAGGCTATTTTGGATATAGTGTCATACAAAATAATATACTCATAGATGTCACTTGGTCTTTAATAAGTATGACACTTATTGCTACACTGCAATTCTATTTAAACTTTAGAACTCAATACAAACTTAGACAGCAAATCAAGAAACAGTTTGAACATTACCTTGACCCACGACAGGTTAAGCAACTGCAAGATGACCCCAGTTCGCTGAAGTTAGGAGGAGATAGACGAAGATGTACATTCCTCTTTACAGATGTCAGAGGTTTTACTAGTTTATCAGAGAGGTTAGAGCCAGAAGAGGTGACTGAAATTATGAATAAAGCTTTGACTATTCAGGCTGATGCAGTTAAAAGAAATGGTGGGATGGTAGATAAATATATAGGAGATGCAATGATGGCAATCTTCAATGCTCCAGTAAGCCTAGACGAACATGAGAATAAAGCCATCCAAACAGCGTTAGAGATACACCGAGATATGGCAGAAGCCAAGCTAGGAATAGAGATAGGTATCGGCATAAATACAGGAGAAGCGGTAATAGGTAATATGGGTAGTGATTCAAGGTTTGATTACTCTGCGATTGGTGATGCCGTTAATCTTGCGGCAAGACTTGAAAGCTCTACTAAAGAAGTAGGCGAGGATATAGTTGTTGGTGTGAATACGATAGCAGGTTCTACTACCCAAGCTAAATTGTTAGACCCTATTTATGTCAAGGGTAAAGCAGAACCTATTATCATATATACAATCTAATCATCCATCTTCCTAGCATTTAAATTAGATTCGATATAACTATGCACCTCATCTAATTTCTTTGTAGCTTCTCTGACTATTGTATTAAGTGTTGAGTATTCTTCTACACTAAAGTACTTCTTGAGTTGCGTGATGTCCGTACTTAATCTTTCAGTGACTAAGTTGCCTGTCCTATTATACAATAGTTTATATCCAAGCAACTCAGCTTCTTCTCTTTTCTTTTTCATTATTCAATCCCTGTAAAAGTTACAGAGTCTTGCCTCCCTCTTAATCCTGCTTTCATGTAAGTGGTTGCTCGTCCTTCAAAGAAGTTCTGATGCTCAACACCCATGACTTCATCTAGCCAAGTAAGTGGGTTTTCTTTCTGGTCATAGTTAGTCTTCAATCCTAACTGTAGTAACCTACGGTCAGCAATGTATCTGTTATAAGCATACATGTCTTTCTTAGTTAGTCCTTGTAAGTCTCCCATCTCAAACACTAAGTCTAAGAATTTGTCTTCAAGTTCTACCATGTCCCTACAGATTTGATATAGCTCTGCTTTGAAATCGTCTGTCCAAATCTCAATGTTCTCTTGAATAAATTCACGGAACAATTTAGTCATAGCTTCAACGTGCATAGACTCATCACGGATAGAGTAAGTAACAATCTGTCCCATACCTTTCATCTTACCAAAGCGTGGGAAGTTAAGCAA